CCTGAGCCTTCCGGGCCTGCTCCGCGTTCCGGGCAAGCCGGGCCTGGTGGGCGGCCAGGTTATGGGTGTGAACGCCCGCCTTGGACATTTCCGCAGAAAGGTCCTTGAACTCCGTCCGCTGTTTGGAAAGGGCGTTCTCAAGGCTTGAGGCCTTTTTCTGCGCCTTTGCGAAATCCGCCTGCAATTGTTTGGAGGGTTTATCCGTCCGGCTGATTTCACGGGCCAGGCTGCGGACTTCCTTCTGGGCCTGGATGAGGTCATGGTTGGTGTTATGGATTTCAGCGCTGAGCTTCCGGAACCGGTCCGCCCTGCCACGGGACTTTTCAATCTCAATGACCCTTTTATTCAGGGCGCCCAGGGTATTTCCGGCATTGGTAAACGCACCGGTAAAGGTCTGGGAGAGCTTGCCCCCTATTTTAAAAGCCAGTTCATAGACGCGGCCCGGCATTTGTTACCCCTCTTTCGGAAACGCCCGCTCAACGCGGCGGGACCATAACATGAGATCAAAGACGGTTTTTTTAAGCCACCAGTCAAGGCCGGTGCGGGTGAGGCGTGAAAGTTGGAGGCATAAGGTGCTTATGTCTTTCGCGTCCCTTATGCCGCTCCGAGCAAAAAACCTTGGGTCTCCGTGATAAGCCGGGCGCAGTCCCGGGCTTTCATCTGTTTGATTGCCTCCACGGAAAGCCCGGCGGCCCTGGCTGCGACGTGCATGTGGTATTCCTGGCAGGTCATGGCGACGCCGGTCAGGTTCATACCGCCCGATGTGATCAGGAATTCCCGCTCCGCGTTGCACAGGTCCTCGCCGGTGAGGTTTTCAAGATCCAAGTTGACCTCCCGGATGGTCTCCCCCTCGAATTCTATGGGGGTTTTCAGGGTGATCCTGTTTTGATCAGGGGCCGGGGTTTCATCTTGTTTTGTTGTTGTGGCCGGGGTCATATCTCATTACCTCCTTATTCTCTCAGGGCAGGGGCTTACCCCTGCCCCAGGGCCGTCTTGACGTCAGCCAGGTAGTCAACGCCGTTTACCTTGAAAATGAAGTTGAACTTATCCAGCTCGATTCGTTCCTCATTGTTAATGAAAAGCTTGAGGTAATTCACTTCCCCCTCCCATGAGGAATCCTGTGTAGCCCCCACCTCCAGCTTGCCCAGGTCCGTCTTTTTGGGCACCGCCTTGACCACCGCCTTGATGGGCACCACGGTATAAGCGCCTTTTCCGGCGTCGTAGACCTGTTGGGCGCCCCGCAGCTCTAACTGGTGGGACTTCTGGACGGCCAGCCCGGCCAGATCGTTCATGACCGTGCGCCAGTTAAGCGTCACGCTCATGCTGGAGAAGTGGCCCAGGACCGGACTTTCCACCTCCCCGGCAATGCCCGCGCCTTTGACCGTGTCGGTCATGGCCTCCAGGCTGGGGAGCTGTGCGTCGGCCATTCCCAGGAGGGTCTTGGTTTCATTGTAAACACGGAAATTGATTAGTTTCTCGGGAACCATGTTGGACATAATCTATTCCCTCCTTATTCACCGAAAAGGGTTGACAGGTATTCGGGATCGTATTCAAGGATGAAATCGATCTCACGGGCCGGGGAGGGCGGGGTCACGTAGACATGGAATTTCAGGATGCCGTCCATGGTGTCCGTGACCGCATTTTCATCCTCCAGGAATTCCACCCGGCCGCCGAGGATGTACTCCCGGGCCGCAAGGCTGTTGAGCCAAATATTTCCGCTGTCCACGATGGTTTCAATAAGCCTGCGGGTGATGGGAAAATCCAGCTTTTGCCAGAAGGTCAAAATCAAGGTGTTGCCGATCCAGTTGAACATCCTCCGGATGGGGAGGAATGCGTCTTTGACGTCAGTTACCGTGGGATAGGCCCCTGTGCGGTTGCCCCAGCACTTCCAGCCGCCCTCGAAGTTAAGGGCCGTAATGACGCCCTGGCCGTTTAAATAATTCGCCTGTTCAAGGCCCAGCCACACCTCCGCGTCATTGGCGTAGGCCGCGTCCATTTGCAGGCCGTTATTGGACGGACTCTTGTAGGGGATGTCATCGTTTTCACCGTCCACCTCTGCGATAAGCCCGGCAAGCTGCGTGGAAAAGTGGTATTGATCCGTTCCCAGCCGCAACTTGGGCCAGCAGACCATCATTTGTTCGTCGGTCATGTTCTGGGTGGTCTTTTCGGCCGGCACGTCGCTGTAGGTGTCCGCCGTGGCGTCATCGATGTCCGCCACGCAAATGGCCTTAAACAGGGTGTTGATATTCCCCGCCTTCGCATGCATGACGGCAGATACCGTGGAACTGTGGGACCAGCCGGGGGAAGCTATGATGCCCGGCACCATGCGGAACATGGGGAACACGGAGTTGACCAGCTCAAGGCCCGTGGGCACGTCGCCGGTGATGCCGCCCACGATGTCGTCATTGTCAACCGCTCCGGGGTTGGCGTAGTCGTATGTGACCTTGACCGTGGCGGCGGCGGATATGGCGCCCGTGGCGATGCGGGTGATCACGCCCGTGGGATAATCCACGGAGTAGTCAATGCCCTCGGTATAAGTGGTGGTCTCTCCGGAATCCTTCACCACCGGGGCGGCCACCAGGCCGAACCGGCCGTAATCCACCTCTATCTCGTCATTTGAATCAAATGTCTGAGATTCCGCGGTTGACACGCTGGTCTTGTGGGTGCTGGGGTCAAACACATTGATAAAAACCACCGGCCCCCGGTTGAAAAGCCCGTAATGGGATTTCATGAACTCGCAAAGGGTGTATTTATCCCATGCCCGCTCAATGGTGATGGTGAACTTGTCACCCACGGCAAAGTCCGTGGTGCCGTCATTGAGGGTGAATTCGATCTGGTCATCCGTGTAGGCCGTTCCCACCTCGGCATTATCAAGCACCGTGCCGTCCGGGTCCGTGACCTTGTAGGTGCCTGCGTCCGTGGCCTCGGCAATGCATTCCAGGGTATAGTCGCCGATCTTCACGTCATCCCCGCCTTTGACACCCGTACAGGTGCCGTCTCCGGTATTGCCGCCGTCCGCCGTGCCCACGATGGGGGCCGGGTATGCGCCGGACTTAAACCCCAGGGCCGCCACGGCCTCCTGGTAGGTGTAAGCCAGGATGGGCTTGTTCAGCACTTCCGCCTTGACCCAGCCATCCACGCAATGGCAGGGGGCCGTCCCGAACACCACGGGGAGCGACGCCTCCACCCGCCGGGGCGGGATAATGGCGGTGGCCTGCTCTGTAACATATACGCCGTGTTTGTAAGCTGTCATAATATTGATCCTCCTTGAGAGTATAGAGGGTTAGATTTTGCCTCTTTTTTTGGCCACGGTTTTATAGATCCTGGCCAGCCGGGAACCGGGCCGCTTCATCTCCGCCCGCGTACGGGCAAGGTCCCGGACCGGGACGAACAGGGCCGAAAAATGCGGGTCCTTATCCTTCAGTTCCTTTACCGGTTTGGGGAGATCCCCCCGGTAACAGGTAAACCGAGTCATGAGCACGGAGCCCCCGAAGCTGGGGCCCACATAGCATAGGGTTTGGGGTTTTTCAGGCTCCGCCGCCTCCTCTTGGGGAGCGGGCTCTATGACGGTCTCCGGGAGATCGTCGGACCCTCCCGTTTCGTCAAATTCGTCAGTCATTGTCTGGGTAACCGGATCCATAGATTTCTATCTCCTGGTCTGGGGTTAAAAGCTGAAAGATAGGCGGCATATGCCACCGGGTTAATACCGAAAAGTAATAAAAGGGGTGCGGCTGGGAATATCCGTTATCTCCTCTTAGGCCTCTTTTCCATGTCAGGTTGTCCTTGTCCAGGCTGAACCGGCCCCCCATGACGGTGCCCGTTTCAAGCAATGTGCGGGCCACACGGTCCGCCATGTTCAAGGCGTCGTGAATCCCCGCTTCAACGGGCTCCTCGGTCTCGCCCGTGTAGGCCCCGCAGGCGATATCCACGGCGGCCCATGAATCGGTATAATCGTAGCCGCCCTCGTATCCGATGATCAGGATCAAAGGAAAATCCTTTTTCTGATCTTCCTTGGCCCGCTTGGGGTTTAAAAGATCGATCTTTACGCGGGGGTGGACATAGCTCTCCGGGTCTCCTGGCTCCCTGAAATAGGGGCCTTGAAAGGCCTCGGTCACCACGTCTTTTAGAGATTTCAGAAGTAGAAAATTCATTTCACAGCCAAGCCCTGCAAGACCCGGTCGATCTCATGATCCAGGGTCTTATTGAAACGGTCCACGGCCCCGGCCCTGATCCTGTCCAGAGCGTCGGCGTCATGCTCGATCATCTGGGGGATGGAGGGTCCGTGATCCTCGTATATCGGCAGGCGGTCTTTGCCTTCCCGGAAAAAGACGCCGGTATGGCCGCCCCGCATGCGGGCGGTAAACGTACCGGGCCGAACCTCGCGGGTCTTTTTAATGCGGACGGAAACGCCCTCAGCGGGCCGCCGTTTAGCAATGGGTACGCCCCGCCATGTGGGAGGAGCGGACGGTCTGGGACTGAAGGCGATCAACGGGATCCTGGAGCCCCTTGACGTGGCCACGGCCCGCAGTTCATCCCCCCTGGCCGGGTTGACATGAAAGGACTCTTTCACATCCTTTGCCCGGACATTGTATTCCCTGCGGATCTCCCGGGCCGTGTCCGTCTTGACGCCCCGGATGGACCTGTTCAGGGAGCGGCGGACTGCGCCCATGGCCTTGGGGCCTATGGTCTGTAACCTCCGGATGCCGTCCTTTATGTCTCTATCATCAATGGTGACTTTGACTGCCATGTATCAGGCCTCGTTTTTCTCAAGCTCCAGATCCAGCCACGGCCCAGAGACCGTAGCCTTTTTCACGATAAACCATTCCTCATCCACCGCCACTTCCTGACCCTCCACCGGAATGGGATACACAAGGTCCGCCTTCATGGATATGGAAAGCGCCGCCTCATAAACGCCCATGTAGCCGCCGCCCCGGTAGCTCTCGCCGGATGAAACGCGCTTGCCGGGCACGGCAAGCAGCTCCACGTCATCCTCATTGCGGCCGGGGGTGAAGGTGATAAGGGTCCCGGATTTGGCAAGGGCCGCGTCTGCGGCCTTGTCCTCTATTTCAGCCAATGTAAGGGTCATAAGGCTTATTGCTTCTTCAGTTCCACCAACACGCCGGGACGGTAGCAAATGGGCAGTGGGTTTGACTGCGTATGGAGGTCAACGCCCCGGTTGAACTTTCTGGGCTCGATCTTGGAATACAGTTCAAGACCAAGGGTGTTCACGCTCTCCATAAAATCCGCCGGAGCGAACAACGTTTCAAACGTGTCCATGGTCCCCTCGGGGAAACAATGCGCCCTGTTTTCTGCAATAAAGGCCCGATCGTTCCCGTCCGCTTCCGTGGCCGTGCCCCGGTATTCCTCAAATGTGATGCCGCTGAATTTGAAGCCTTTACGGACGTCCTCTCCCAGCCTTTCAGCCGCCGCCTCCCAGTTTGTATAAACTTCTTTAACGCTGGCATGGCTGATAAGGGCTTCAAAGAAACCCTCAGAGCACAGGCACCGGACCCCGGTCATAACTTCGCCTTTCAG